TGTCGGCGGTACTGGGCGAACGTGCTGAAAAGGAACTCGGAATTACATCGGAACAGGCGGAATTATTCGGGCGGCTGAACTCTCTGGAACAGGAATTTCTGCTCATGCTGGACAGCGGTGCGGTCAGTATCGCTGACGCGGAAATTCTGTGCGGAATCAAGGATTGTGCAGTTCTGCTTGATGTTCTGAAACAGCACCCCGAAATGAAGCTCACCTCTGGGAAAATCCGTGAGATTTCCGGCGTTGATTCGCTTACCGAGGAGATCGTCTTGGAAATACTCAAGCCGAAGCCGCCGGTCATGGTGGCTGTTCCGGCTGAGATTATTTCGGAGTATCTTGGCGGCAAAACGGCGGAGGAGATTTCGTAGGTCGTTTCAGCGGCGGTGAGAAAGTACTGCTCTTAGGGATTCTGAAATTGATGGTTGATTTTTCTTTTGGTGTGTGGTATACTTATATAGTAGGGTATTTTGTCAGCCCTACAAATCGGAATATGAAGAGGTGAAATAATGAAAAAATATAATCAACAATTGTTTTGGGTCGGTTTTTTATTAAATATCGTGAGGAAATTCATACTAATTTTAGCTGCTGTGGTATTAGGCATCGTAGGAATATGGATAAACCCGTGTTTTTATTTTGCCTTAGGGATAATACTTGTTGTGTTGATTTGGTCGTTTATTCAGCAATTGGTTATAAAGCATACCGTTGAACATAATGAAGACCCGAACTTTACTCCTTATGCAAACGCAATGATGAGCGACAATTGGAAAGACGAGCTAGGGAAACTTGTTGAAGGTAAAGTTGACAAAGACTAACGCAAATCACCAACTAACTTCTTTATAATGCGGAAAACAAAATAGACTGAATCTTGCATTAAATACTTTCATTTTGACAGTTATCAAACAGCTCTAATAGATTATTAATTTTAACTTCATTATAAACAATTCCCATTTATCTGGCACATTTTAATCCCGCCGTTGTACTACCTTCGCCGAATATCCACGCAACAAAAGGCGGAATCGCTGGCGGGCGTACCCGCCAAATTCCCGTTTATCAGTCAGACACATTAATTTGTAAGCCACAATTAAATAACCATCCATGGAGCAATCGAAAGATTGCTCCATTTTCATTTTACGGAGGTACCCATGAGCAGATTCGACGAAATCGCCCAGATATACGACCATCGGCTTCCCCAGCTCCGCAGTCCGGAGGTATGGGAGCAGACGCTCAGAATGACCTCCGGCTTCTGGAGGCTCAATTTCTGCGAGGCAATGCTCTTTACGCTCCAGAACCCGAAAGCGGAAATGTGCGGAACCATCGATCAGTGGAACAATATCGGGCGGTACATAAGACGCGGAGAGCATTCCACAGCGGTTTTCAGAATCCGCACGGATACACAGCTCATGTACCTTTTCGATGTGCGCCAGACCTACGGAAAGGCGTACAATTCCAAGTGGAAGCTCTCCGATTGCGTTTGTCAAGAAAAAAATGAGCCACTTGCTAAGAAAAAAATGAGCCACCTAGTGACAGAAAAAAATATAGCCACTTGTGTTGAGAATAAATCTAAAGTTGAAACGCACATAGCCCCATTACAGAGGGAGCGAAGCGACTGAGGGAATGGGGCTATGTGCGGCGCGTCGGCTGCCCGTTCAGTGCTGTTTCCATTCGGTAGGAGGTGGTGCAGTTCATGTTGAGGATCTGCGAATTGAATGTCACCCGATCTACAAGAGCCGCGACCATCATCTCGTTCTCAAAAAGCTGAAGGAATAAAATAACGGAGCCACAGGACTGCTCAAATTTTAATGAGTAAGCCTTGCGACTTTTTGTTATTTTTAGGAATAATTAAAAAGTACACACCCCTTGCCGAAAATGCACACCCTCACGACCTTTCGTTAAATAGTATATAAAGTCAAAAATAGGAAAGGCTCTGCTGTGACCGTTTTCAGTCATCGCAGAGCCTCTTTTGTTAAATTGTGTTGACAAATCCCATTCAACAAGGACTTTCGGATAAAAAAATGGACACCAATCAAGATACACATTGTATCAAAATCGGTGTCCTGTTATGAAAGAAGTGACCTACTTTGATACAAACTGCACACGGCTCTGACCTTTTGTTAAAAGGTTTATATATCGTTAAATAGTTCAATTATATTTTAGCGTATATACTTTGGTGTTTTACCCAATTTTACGGTGAGAATTTCTATTTTCCTTAAAACCTTGTTTGAAATCTTAAAGGAATTGACAATTCATTGTAAATCTACTGCCCTCAAGCAACATTTCTTTTTCTAGTTTGTATTTAAACGTAAAAGTTGTGCAGAAGAGTTAATTTCCGTAACAGTATAGTAAACGCCGTCATATACAGGCATCATAACATACGCCATAATTACGACAATTTTTGGATTGCTCACTTGTATTTACCGATACTTTCTTTGTCACAAAATCAAGATCCTATTTATTCATCTACTAGTTCCATAATGTCTGCGAAATCACATTGTAAGCCTTCGCATATTTTAACCAATACCCCAGTGGTTATATTCTCGCTTTTGCCGAGTTTTGCAATTGAAGCAGTACTAACACCGCTTACGGTTTTCAATTCACTTTTGCTCATATTTTTATCAATGAGCAATTTCCATAATTTTTTATAAGAAATTGTTTTAGCCATGTGTTTTTCTCCTATTATCAACTATCTACACTGTTGCGGACACTCTTAAGGAATCCATAGATGCCCTGAGTTTCATCCTGCGTAAATTCAATCAAATGAGCTGTATTATAATCTACTGTGTTAGGTATTTCATTTTCAGCAATTATAATCTGGTTATCGCCACAATTTTCAACCATGTATTTAAACAACGAGGCGCGCATTCCGGGATCTGCCAGTTCGTTTTTCCGTACTTTTTCTTTAAGCGTCAAAATTGGGGAGTCCAAAATAAGCATCGCAGGACGGTAAATGCCTCCATCTTCCAGAGCTTTCATAAGTGAAAACAGAATAATACTGTTCAGAAATGCACGATAACCCTTACCTTCGTCTGATTTGTGTTTTCCATTTACAATTGCATCGTATGTATCGGGGGAAATTCTTGCTGATACACAGTTCGGGTAATTGCACTCTTTCACGATCATTTCGAATGTGTCGCTCCATTTTTTCCACCAGTTCATATCAATATGCTCCATCGGATGAAATACAACTTTTTCACCTTCTTTCTCCATCTCACGATTAAAAGCGTCTGCATTAAGGACAACAGACATTGCATCCACAGCAGACATTTCTCGCTTAATCTGCACAATGCGTTTATATGATTCCATCATAACACGCAACTGAGCGGATTTTGGTTTCAATACTCGACTGATCATCTGAGTGATTTCATTATTCTGCCTATTCAGTTCCTGCAACTGAGCCTCCAGCGCACAAATTTCTTGTTGAATATCCTTTTCCGCTTCTTTTAGGTCACCCAACTGCATCGTTATACGATTCAGTTCAACCTGAGAAGCCTGTGCATATGCAATGCGCTGCTCAGGCTTGTTCTGCATTGAGCTATCACAAAACGGACATTTCACGACCTTTTTGCGCTGAGAGTCTTTTGTTTCACCGTCAATTATAAAGCGAAGTCTCTTCACATCAGAATTATACTGAGTGCGAAGTGCCTTGTAACGCTCATTAAGATACGTTGCTTCTTCCAATTTAGAGTTGACGGTAAAAATCTCTTCCATCAATTTATGGCTTTGCTCAGTAGCTTCATAAATTTGGTGCTCAATAGATTCAATTTCTTCCAATGTAGCTTCTATTTTAGATTCAACATCGGTGTCTTCAACTTTTGCAAGTTCTTCTTCCAAAATCCCACGTTTCTTGGATAAATCCTGGATTTTTTCATTAATGTAAATGATGACAGCATTTTTCTTAGCTTCCTTCAATTCACGGTCTTTCTTACTTTCAGCAGGCACTATTTCATGCAAATCTTCTCCTGTAAAAAGGAAATGCAGTGCTGTTAAGCATGCTGTGATTTTGGAGTGTCTAGGAATATCAAATGCTGGAATTTTCTCGTAGATGTTATCTTCATCAATAAAATACGAGTGAAGAAAGCTTCTATTAGTGAGGTTTTGCTGAACAAACGCCTGCGTAGAAATGATTTGATGTCTCTCATCAATTCCCATCAATTTCAGCAGCATATCACTGTACTCTAATTTCAATATGCTGTAATCATAGGATCCGACCTCATCAAAATTACTTACAACTGTAACTAAGTTATCCCCCATGTCGCTCTTTTTGCCGTTTTTATCATCAATTATCCTTCTAGTCATCTGAACAGTTCTAGCATCCAGAGACTCCAGTGTCATGTGGATAGTATTATAACCAGTGCTTTCTCTGGTGAAAGGCACTTCTGAAGCGCCGAACATAAAATTGATGCAGTTAATAACATAGGACTTACCAGAATTTGATGGTCCATGTAAAATGTTTACTCCTTCATCAAAAGTCACCTGTGAATATTCAACTTTGGGACCAGAGGCTCCTATGCTTTTAATATAAAACCTGCTCATACCCTGGCTCCTTTCCTCAGCGATTCAGCTGACATTTTATTAATCTTATGTATTATAGTTCGTTCTGCAGCATTCGAAACAATCTCCACAATCTTTCTTGCTGTGCTACGATATTCTTCGGCATACTCGCTTGTCAAAGTAGCACTATAATCACGACCAGCATTAGTAATGGAATAGAGAATTCCAGTAGCTGAATTTTCCGGCAATACCATTCCTTCTAAAACCAACTCTTTTAATGCCAGCCTTACAATTTCACGACGAGATGCAAATTCACTGAACTTGTACTGGTTATCGCCGTTTAAATCAGATTCACTTACACCAAATGTAGCCCCGTATGTAACCATGAAATCCGTAGCATAAATCTTGTCCAGGCTTTGGCCACAATCAAACTCTGCCAATAACAACAGGATACGGAGTGAATTTTCAAATACACTATTAAATAGCTTGTTCATCATCTTCTCGCACCCAACCTTTCAAACGATTTTCCCCAACAAGAAAATGGCACACACCTTTTCGTTGACTGTTGCCAATCCACTCCGTTTCTCTGCAAATACGGCATTTATCCAAGGATGTTTTTGTTGCCTGCGCCATAACTTTTCTCATTCGCGCAAGCCCATTTTTCGCCTCGTCCTCCCAGACTTCCGTAACACCCTCGTACATTTCGTCCTTCAAAACTTCGAATTGATCCTTTTCCTTCGTACCGTACAAATCACGAATTCCTCTACGAACAGCTTCTGCTGCAAAATAATATTTTCTCTGATTACTAAAATTTTCTTTGTGAGCAGGATAAGCATCTAGCATATCAATAGTAAAATGCTTAATCCCCTCTACCTGTCCATATGCAGCAAGGAGCGCATCGGTGTAGCTTCCTTCTACGCCAGTAATACCAGTAGGCAGTGGAATAACTTCAAGCTCTGTTGTAGCAGTAACAGGCTTAGCGCTTCTGCTACCATCTAACACGTTATCTCTTGATAAAGAATAGAGATATACGCTTGCCAAAAACATGGCGAGCGTATTTTTTTGTGCGCTTGTCAGAAGCTCTTGCTTCTTAGCCGGTGCTATCCCGTCATCGTCATTAATAACCGCCTTAAATCTCTCAATCAGATCATCTTCACTGCCTTTGAGCAATCGTTTTACTATATTCTTTTTGAAATACTCCTCAATTGATATATGGACTCTGTTATCTGCAGACTTGCTGCGAATAGAACGATGTGGATTGCCTCCAGGCTGTCGATTCATGATTTTACTTGCAGTACCTTTAGTAACCGTGATTGGATCGCCATTCTTATTTGTCAATCCTACCGGCTCAGCAATAGCATCATAAAGTAGATTTATCAAATCTGGAACAGCAATCGCATCTTCCCATGATGTTTTCAATTCTGTTAAGACTGTTGCAAAAACTAGTTCTTTCAACTGGTGACACCTCCAAATGGAAACTTCACTATAACTTAACGGTTACTTTATGTGGCCGATTTTCTTTCCGCATTGAACTATAATTAAATTGTACAAAGGAGACGAAAACGACTCGCAAGATGTAAAGCAACATTGCTATCCTTATATTACCTTTTATTATATCACATTTTGTCGAGGATTTCAACATTATCTCTGCAAACGCAAATATAATTTTTATCGTTTTCGACTGCTGTGTACCCAATTGTAGTCATGTTCGGTACCGACGACATTCCAGTGACTACGATTACAATCAAATATATATGTGACGCTAGCCACTGGAATGTGCTGGTTGCATACTTGAAATGGAGATAAATTTTCAAGCAGTGCACCACTATACCCTTTTGCTGGTATCTGTTATGTTTTCCTCCGTTTCGAGACAATCAACGGAGGAAATCTTTATGTCAAAAGAAGCCAAAAAGTATTTTATCCCTGTCAACGGAGAACTTGTAGAGGTAAGCGAGGAACTGTATCGTGAGTATTACCG